ATCATCTGCAATAGCTATTGGAGATACTCCAACTACAGAACCTGTTTCTGCTGTAGGTGCTATAACCACATCTATGTAAGGATTTTGAATTAAATCAATTTTAGATGAAGTTGTTATAGCAGTTACAACTGGATCAAATAGAGTTATAACACAACTAGCTGAAGCGTTAGCTGCTGGGTTAGAAGCAATTTTTAATAATTGTCCTTGACCTGCTACATCGTTTACATGGAGATAACCATTTTTATATTGGTTAAGTGTTGCTGCGTTTGTGCCACCTAAAGTAACTGTAACAGTTGTAGCTGCTGCTGATGCTGCTGTTGGGGTTAAATTTCTATGTGTAGTAACTGCTGCTGCGTTTTGTATTAAAGCACCTGCTGCTATTGCTGCACCTGAAAAAGCATACTTAAAAGTTTTGCTTCCATAAATTAAAGTAGATCCTAATGGAAATAATTGTGTAGCACTTTGAGTGAAAGGATTAGATACAACTGCATCAGTACCTACACCAGAACCATTTTTACCAAATATAACATCTGTTGGTCCAACACTACCTGATACTTCTTGCATTTCTAACCAAGAACCTTCTTTAACGTGTACATTACCTTCTGTAAGTACATTACCACTAACATCAATATCGAACTTGTCGGTTATTACACCAGTTGTCCCATTAACGTTAATTACCTCGAAACCACCTTCGGACCTGACTGGACCTGAAAAAGTTGAATTTGCCATAATTTCCTCCTCGGAAATAAGTTCTATTGTCTCGGCTTGTCTGCTAGGTCAGTCGATAGAACAAGTTAATAATCCTAGTTACTTGATTGTATATTAAATTTTAAATAAAAAAAAGGGGGCTGTTAGGCCCCCTAGTAATTGTAGTTGAGTAATAAACGCTACAATAAATCGTTCGTATTAAGCTCCTTGAGAACCGTAAACGGCTCTAAAGTTAGAATATCCAAAGCTGTAACGCTCTCTAGCTTTGTATCTCATATTCCCAGTATCAAAATCACCCTCTAATGCAGTTTGCATTGGAGATCTTTCGAAATACTTAAATCCATCAGGACAATCTGTTTTCAAGAAGAAAGCATCTGTATCTGTTAGATAATGGTTTACGACATAGCCGTTAGGCAGCATACCCATATTCTTAATTGCGTTAAGGTCATTGTCAGAACTACCAACTCTACCAGGAGTTTGTAATAATCTGTCAGCAACAAATTGCAATTGAGGTGGAATAATTAACTTCATTCCTCTTAGTGCCACATTAAGACCTCTATCATCCGAGAATGTAGAAATATTAATTAATGCATCTTCAAGAGAAGTTTCATTAAGATCCGCCATAGTGGTTGCTCTATTCGCTAAAGTACCACCGCCACCAAGAGGGTGCGAGGTATTAATTAAAGATACACCATCACCGCCAGTAGTAGAGAACGCATTGTTCAGTACTGATGCAGCTTTGATTTGCTTAGTATTAGCCATAGATCTAGCTAATGCTTTAGTGTATCTCGCGCCAAGCCTGTCATACAAGTTATCTTCAACAGCTTCTTCTGTTAGTGCAAATGCTAAAGCAACAGTTTCGTGAGTATAACGAGAAGTATATCCTTCGTTAGCTGTATCAAATCTGACACCACTACCTTCTGATTTTACTTCTGCATTACCAAATCCCACGATTAAAGTTTCTTCTTCAAACGCTCTATCAGAACTTTCTGAATCGAAAATTTCTGTATGCTCTGCTTCGTATCTTGCGTATTCCATACCGAACAAGGCGTTAAGGCCTGGCTCTAATTCTTTCGCTAATTGCGCTCTATTAATAGCCATTACTTATACTCCTGTTGGGTCTACGTAGAAATGTTCGTTAAATTTAACAATAACGTTTACATTTGCCGAGCCTGTTGTTGTGTTATCCGGATCAGAGGAGAATCCCATAATCCTAAACGTTGCAGTTC